GTTGTGCTGTAGCCTTCACCCAGTGAGATCAACTCCTGCATGGCCGTTTCATACCGGGCCTGATACAACTGCATCAAGTCAGGTTCACCCTTAATAAAGGTATACGCCTCTACTAGGCACCCATAGAGCAAAGCGTTCTCTGCATTAGACCCCAGCCAGCTTGTACCGCTAGAAGCCACAGTAATTGACTCTGGCTCGTAAAAATAATGCAGCTCCACCGTTAAGTTGGCGTTAGGTGTTGGACCTAGAATGAAGGTGCTGTTGTCAAAAAGGGCATAGTGTTTTGGGATGCCAGTTGTCGCTGCAACCGGGTACGCTTGACGTATAAAGTTTACATCCTTGAACAACAGGTACTCATAGCCACTGTTATCGACAGCTAACGAATACGGAGAAAGAAAGTCACTTGGCGTCTCCAAGTAGCTATTTGACTGCGTGGTTGTGCCTGTTACGTTCTTTCTAAAGTTTGGCAACTGGACAGACTTGAGGATACGCTCCTCTGCCTGGGTAATAATAGTCGGCAGATTATTAACGAGCGTTGTCTCATCCGTCTCCAAGTAATCTTGGATTGCCTGCTTGAGCGTGGTAAATGTAAAAGCCATTAGCTTGTAGTCACCGTAACGACACCTACATGTCCTGTAGCTCCCAAGCCTACCTGCCCTACCGGGTCAAACGAAGCCAGTATTCTGCTTTCATCTAAACCACGATCTGGTCGCGGATTACGCAAGGCTCTAGGATCATCAACTAAAATCTTACCCAACTGCAATTGTGGCTGGTCAGGATCAACAACATCCCTGCCTACCAAAAACCCGGTTGGACGTTGGTTTACAATTTCTGGCACCAAGTCCTTTAGCGGGTAACGAAACCCTGTCAGGTCGCAGTACCCAAAAGCATACTTTCCTTTTGTGTAAGAACTCAAAACGAGTAGCCTCCTGGGGCAACGAAAAGAGACGCCTTGTTACGATCAGAGTCACTAGCCAGCTTCCACTGCTCTTCGTAATCCGCTTTCAACGACTGTGCTCTGGGTATAGCTTCTGGGTACTTCAAGCTCAACTGGTAAGACAAGCCGCTCACCAAGCAAGGCAAGAACCTAGCAGGGACATCCATGTTGTTTGAAGCAGGGCTTCCTGCGTCTTCAACACGCTCCATATAATAGTAGCCAAACTGATACGTCTCTTGGTCATCAGGTGTCGGCCAAATATTGACTGTGATCGAGTTAAAGTTTTTTTCGACGTAGTATTGAAGCGGCTTACTGCGAGTAAGCTTGTTAGACAGATTAGAATATTGACTAACAGATATCCTAGTCATTGACTGATCAAACTGTGAGTTTTGCTCGCCTGCGTCTGTCCTAACAAATGCTTCAACGATATCGAGAACCTTGCCATCCAACTGATACTGGTTGGTTCCTGCGGTTAGTGCTTGTGTGGCAAACTCAACGGACCATAAATTAAGCCCTCTGTTTTGCCATTCCAGCATCATAAGGTTCAAGCTTCTTCTAGCTGTCTTATAGTCGTAACCACTGCGAAGCTCTAGGCCAGCGCGTTCAAACGCCTCCTCCATAGCATCAGAAAGATCTAGGTTAAATGTAAATGTGCCGCTTGTAGCCACTACGGTCTCCTAGCCTTTCGCTTTTTCTTGCTTACCCCAGCCTCACTTAGCGCAATAGCGACAGCCTGTTTTCTGTTTTTAACTTTCTTTCCAGAGCCACCAGACCTTAACTTGCCTTTCTTGAACTCCTTCATAACCTTCTTCACCTTAGCTCGCTTCTTCTTAGCCGGTGAACTGCTGATCTGCTTCCTCATTTGCGCTCTGCTGATCGGCATTAGCTCTTTCCAAATTTCTGCTTTTGCGATTTAGGTGGATTTTTTTTGCTGCCACTAGGTCCGCTCCAAAAAGTTTTATTTGCCCAATAGGCAGCACTTGTTGGACCCTTTGCTATGTTTTTTGCGTGACGGGCCTTGAAGCTTTTACGAGCTTCTTTCGAGTAATTGTGTCCCATCTTCTGGTCGCCAAAACGAATGAGCTTCATCTTCTTGCCATCCCTTACAGCAACGACTGCTTTCTTTGTGGGATGCTTAGGCGTTCGCTTGACCTTGTTTAGTCCAGACAAACCAACCTTCTTCAGCCTTTTTTTCTCAGCGTCAGTTAAACTCATTTACGGTGCCTTGCCGTCTTTTTAGCTATCTTTTTAGGTTGTTTTGAGTGTTGTTTGCCCTTTTTGGTGTCGGCACGTTTCTTGCGGCTAGTCGCTGCATACTCTTTGTCACTTAAAGCTTCACGAGCTTTCTTAGGCAAATACCTCTCGCCCGTTGCTTTTTTCCCTTGCGTAGATGGCTTACCAGACTTGGTGCCCCACTTCTGCTTGGTCCATTTTTTAAGTGACTTCTGAGACTTTTTTAAGGCCATTAGTCTCTATAGCCGCCCCCGGCTTCCTTATAACGTTTAGCCAGCATCTGCGCCTTACGCGCAGACCACTGACCAGGCTTTCCGCCTTTTCCGCTGGCTTTGATTCGGTTGAAGAGCCTTTTGCGTAAAGCTGGTTTTGTATAGTTACCAGCTTCATTGACACGAGATTTGCTCTTCTTCTTTTTCGCGGCCATGTTAGAAGTGCTTTCTTACCTGCATTACAATGTTATAGACATCTCCACTGGAATGACCAACAGTCGTAAACTGTATGTCTCCAGTCACACCGGAACCGGCGTTATTAGGTATGCCTGTAAAGTCGCTGAAGTCTAAGGTATCTGCCCAGTCAGCATTTAACTGCCAAGCTAAAACGTCGCTAGACGCATCAAAAAATATCTTTACACCCATCCCTATCGTCGAGTAGTAAATCTTCTGAATAGATACCTTTGTGCAAGCCGCACCAGTTATAGGGTCAACGGCTAATGCAGAGACATCAATCTTCGTAACAGCAGACTCTCCAGACCCATCGCTCACGTTAGTAAAGCGAAAGATAGCGGTGTTGCCGTCATCCTGTATCGTTTGTGTAGCTACAGCATCAGCCATCGCCGTCTCCTACTATTGATCAGCAAAAGCTGGAGCAGTGGTGCTCGTAACGTTTCCAAGGATCTGATAGTTAGTCGTATTCAGACCCATGATGGTGACATCAAAACCAGCAGGCACATTAAATTGAATGCTGCTATTAGAGCTGCCATTAGAGAAAACGCTGCTAACTTCGTTGCCATCCGTGTCGAGGAATGTCACACCACCGATGTAAAAGTTAGTGTTGCCAGGGGTGATGACAAGCGCATCTGTCGCATCAGCCGCACCACCAGCGTAAACAAACCTAAACATAGAACCAGCGATAGGTGCTGGCAACGTGTAGGTGTTGTCTTGTCCACCATCTGGGACAAGCAAGATTCTGCCGCTGTGCGTTGCGTTGGTTAGGGTTACGTTTCCATCAGACAAGCTAACAGGACCGTCACCTAGTGTTGCAACCTCAGTGATTGCTCCAGTAGTTGAGTTCTTGCTTACCGTCTTAAAAGTGCTTTCAGATCGAACCGCACCCGAAAAAGTTGAATTAGCCATAATGTTCTCCTGTCTTGGCTAGTGTCAGTGTTCCACGTGGAACATCTGTCAGGATTAAACAAAAAGGGGGCGCAAAGCACCCCCGTAATTGTTAGCTAGATCCTGGTGATCCGTAAATACCCAATGGGTCAGATACACCAAAGGAGTAACGTTCTCGCGCCTTGTAGCGCACGTTACCAGTATCGAAGTCACCGTCCATAGACGTTTCAAGCGGAGTACGCTCAAACATCTTCATGCCGTTCGGAACATCAGTGATCACAAAGAAAGCATTGCTGTCAGTCAGATAGTGATTGACTGCATAGCCTTCTGGGATTGCACCCATGTTACGAATTGCATTGATGTCGTTATCAGACGTGCCGACTCGCTGAGTTGTCTCCAGCAGACGATCTGCTGTAAACATCAAAGCGGGGGGAACGATCAAACGACGGGGACGTGCAGCGATCAGAAGGCCACGTTCATCAGTGAACGCAGCGATCTCGATGATCGCATTTTCGAGTGACGTTTCGTTCAGGTCAGCTCCGGTAGAAGGACGGTTGGAGTTTGTTCCACCGTTTACTAGCGGGTGTGATGCGTTAAACAAGGTTACGCCATCTCCAGACTGGAAGCTGTCGAATCCATTGTTTAGCGGGTTAGCTGCCTTCACTTGCTTCGTGTACGCCATAGCGCGAGAGAGCGCCTTGGTGTAGCGAGCCGAGAGCGAGTCATACAGATTGTCTTCCATCGCTTCTTCTGTAATCGCAAAGCCCATGCTGATGGTCTCGTGATTATATCTAGCAGTGAAAGATTCCTGTGCTGAGTCATAGCTCGTTGCCGCACCTTCCGCCTTAACGGGAGCTGCTGCAAAGCCTGACAGCTTCACTTCTTCCTCAAACGAACGATCAGAGCTTTCTGTCTCATAAATGAGAGTGTGCTCATCCTCGTATTTTTCATACTCCAAACCAAACAGAGCGTTAAGCCCCGGCAGGAGTTCTTTAAGCATTTGCGCTCTTGAAATTGCCATTGCTTATTACTCCTTACACGCCAAGTGCAGTTTCGTATGCGTGACTCAGAGGCAGATAGGTAACAATCACGTCGGTGAACGAATCACCTACAGAGCTTGATGGCCCATCTACGAAGTCAACAATACGCAGTGGTAATGAGTTAGTCGTAGCAATAGTGCTGGCATCTACAGCATTTTTGCTTCGACCGATTGAGGTTGATCCAGCAGTGCTAACCGCCGATACGTTGTTGCCCAGTCCAGTTTGAGCGATGGAACCATCACCCTGCATACGGAACAACAAATCAGGATCATCGACAACATAACCAACGATATCGTCTGCTGCGGTAGACGCAGGAAACTGTTGGTTAAATGTCTTTTGGTTGGTGCTGGGATCAGTGTAAGCACAGCCTACAAAGATACCAACGGTGCCAGCAACAACAGCAGTCGTTACTGCGGCTTTTTCGAGAGTGCCAGCCGCAACCAGCTTAACGAAGTCACCGTAAAAAATACCAGTGCCATAACCACTTGCAATCTTGATGTGGCGAACTTTCCCCGTAAAAGAGCCGCTCGCACTCAAGGTATCAACTGG